GCGATTTGAATAACAGCGTTTTCCAACGAAGTTTCGTTCAAATCAGCGCCAGTCGATGGGCGGTTGCTGTTAGTGCCACCGTTCACCAGTGGGTGAGCAGTAGAGAACAAAGCAACACCGTCGCCATAAGTGAACTGGCCGGAGAAGCCGTTGTTCAAAATGGCAGCAGCTTTAACTTGCTTGGTGTACGCCATACCGCGAGCCAAAGCCTTGGTGTAACGTGCAGACAAGCTGTCGTACAAGTTATCTTCCACAGCTTCCTCTGTGATGGCAAAGCCCATCGCAATGGTTTCGTGGTTGTAACGTGCAGTCCATGCTTCTTGCGCGTTGTCATAAGCGATGGCTTGGCCTTCGTTCTTGACAGGAGCGGCGGAGAAGCCCGACAGCTTGGTTTCCTCTTCAAAGCTACGCTCAGATGTCTCTGTTTCGTAGATTTCTTTGTGCTCTTCGCCGTAGCGGGCATACTCCAGACCAAACAAGGCGTTCAGGCCGGGGAGGAGTTCTTTCAATAGTTGTGCGCGTGAAATAGCCATTTAAGTTACTCCTTAGGCTGTAGAAGTGCCAGTGGCGTTGTAATACTCATGGAAACCAAAGTTGATTTTCACCAAAACTTCAGGATACTGAGTAAACACCATAGTGGAACTTGTTGGGATAACAGTGGCCGTAGCAGCAGCGCCGCCAGCGTTTACCACACCGTATTGTGCGTTGACAACAACAGAGGTTGCGCCAGCAGAAGCTGCTGTAGAAACCCAGTTTGCAGTACCAACATACTGACCGTTAGCTGCCAAGAAACCAACGGCAGTGCCAACAGGCAGCGCATTAGGAAGGGCAGAAGTAGTCAGAGTAGTTGTGCCGCTAGACCATGTGGCAGTGCCCAATGGAACAGCAGTGTCGTAAACAACATCAATAACACGCACTGGCAATGTGCTAGTAGAAGCAGCAGAGCTAGACAACACGCCGTTAGACGAGTTACCAGTCGCTGTAGAACCAGCCAAGTTGGAGATGGTCATGTTAAGACCAATCATTGATGGTGCAGCGGAACCGATGGTGGTGCCACCTTGGGATGTCACGACAGCGCATTTGAAAATGGTGTCAGGATCATCAACCACGATTGCAACAGCATCTCCAGCCAAAGTCGAAGCAGGCCAGTATTGGCTGAACGTCTTTTGCTTGGTAATTGGGTTCGTGAACGAGCAACCCAAGAAGATGCCGGTTTGGCCGTAGTTAGCAGCACCGGTGGAAGCAGAGCCGCCATCAGTAACTGCCAAACGGGTCACAAAACCACGTGTAATAGAGACAAAATCCCCGTAAAAAATGCTGGTGGCGTAGCCATATTGAATAGGCAAATTGCGAGTAGAACCCGCAAATACCTGACCACCAATCAAGTTAACGGGCGTTAGGCCGTAGGGGGCCGATACCGTTGGATAAGCCATTTAAGACTCCTTGAAAATGTTTAAATACCTTTACCGAAAGTGACTTTGGAGCTGCGTTCTTTGAACATGGGCATCCGTGGGTCATTCTCGCGCATGAAAGTGTTATCCACTGATTGCATTTGCGCATCCGCCTGCTGGCGATAATACGCATCACGCTGTTCAGCAAACTCCAAAGGTGTTTTGCAAAGCAACAAACCTCCAACTTCAACACTATCTGGGAACCGACCGTCGGGCTCACCAAAAATGCGGATTTCAGGATGGTCAGAAGCTTTAACAGGTTCCCAGCCCTCTCGTAATTTAGAAGAAAGATTGGTTTGATCAGCTTTGTTCAGCGTACTGATTCGAATCCAGCGAAATGCAAATCCCGGCTCTGGCGTAGGGTCGGGCAGCAGTTGTGGTGGCAACCATTGTTTTGGGCGCTCCAGCTTTTCACGGGTCTCAAGATCACGGCTTGTACGAACTTTTTCCATTTTCATTTCCTCATTTCTTTAGCAACCTCACGGGCGTACTGCTCAAGAGTCAGTCCAAACCGTTTGGCGAGATTTACCTGTGTCTGCGTAAGCACGATTTTTTTGGGCGCTGTGCTACGGGTTGCAGGTGCAACATTGTTGGATTTAGTACGTTGAGGTTTCGCATCAACGGACTCGTCGGCTCCAAACTGGTCCGAGAATCTATCCCGTAGGTCCGCGTCGATACGTCTATAGTACTCGTCGCTACCTACTGGCACTCCTTCAGCAACCACATCATCATGAAGCCCCAGCGCGTACGCTGTCATCTTCTTGTTAGGGCCGAACCAACTGTTTCGCTCTTGCCATGCAAGGAGTTTGGGATCGGCCTGCTGAACAGGTTGTTGAATTTGTTGTTGTTGTACATCAGCTTTGGCCTCTTGTAAAGGGGCTGGCCGATAATTATTTACTTTATCTGCTTTAATTTGCGCAGCAAACATCTCTTGTTGCGCAGAAACAGTAGCATCAGCATCAAAAGATTCAAGCGCAGCTTTGTATTTTGCCTTGGCGGCATCAACTTCATTGGCCACAACCTTTTTGGCTTGTTCAAGCAAAGCATTTTGGCCTTGAGACAGCGAGCCTTTGAGTTTTTTGTTCTCATCAACCAGCATTTGCGCAATACGCAAAGCCTCGTCTTTTTCCCGCTGTGCTGTTTCTTTAGCGCGGCGTTCCTCGTGGTAACCCTTGGTAAAGTGCTTAAACCGCTGTTTTACGCTGTCAGAGTACGAAGCAAGCTCCTCTTCTGACGGCTCAGTAGGGGGTTCGCGCATGGGGGTGCGACCACGATCTTCCGCAGGTGTGTCATCAACAATCTCGTACTCGGTGTCGTCCGCAGCAGACGCTTTAGTTTCTGCTTGAGTCTGTTCGTCAGGGAATTCAAATTCTGTTTTTTCAATTTCAGCCATGATTATTCCTTATGGGCGTTCAATGCCACGGGGGTCTTGTACAACTGCTTGAACAGAATCATCATTGATGAGTCGCCACTCAGTGCCATGGATTTTCATTCGGGTTCCAGTATTAGGACGAACCAAAATAAAATCGCCCACTTTACATGAAGGTCCAGATGGGAATCGTTCTTTGTCCGCAAATGCGTCCGGCCCAATCTTGGCTACAAATAACACGGGGGAAAGAAGCTCCTCGTATTGCATCATTTGCGCTGTTTTGTAAATTAACTGTGATTCACCAATTGCCTCTTCTGCTTTTGGCAGCATACAAAGAATATGGTAAGTCACGGGATCGGGAACTTGCTTGGCTTTTTCTTCAACGGGTTTGTTGAGAATGCCAGACAAATCCACGGCTTTGATGTCAAATTCAGTCATCGTCATTTTCTTTCAGTTTACGCACGAGGTCACCAAGTTCGTACTGAGCGAGTTGGAGACCCCGGATAGTCCCGCTCAGTTCTTTGTAGTGATCGAAGGATTTCGCACCTCCATCACACAAAACCGCTTTGAAGCTCTCGGCTTGAGCTTCAAGTTTTTTATTCAACAGTTCAAAAATTTTCGGGTCCATCATTTACCTTTCGGTTGATTGGCGCGGGACATGGCTATGGCGGCTTGCATGCGGGCCTGCTGCTGTGCTTGCGCTAATTTCTGCTGGTGCGCTTGGTCTTGCTGACTCAAACCAACTGCATGCTGCTGGGCCGCTTGCTTTTGCTGCTGCGCCTGCATTGCCATCTCTTGCTGATGGCGCTGGGCCATTTGTTGCATCTCTTGCTGGTGGCGCTGAGCAATCATGGCTGGGTCTTCCCCTTGCTTGGACGCCAGCTCTTGCTGTTTAAGTTGCAGCTCGGCTTGCTTTATCTGCAAATCCCCATCAACCTTCTTGGCTTTTGTTTGTGCTTCAGCTTGTTTAATCTGCAGCTCTTGCTGCTGCATTTGGATGATTGGGTCTTGGGCCTGCTGCTGCGCTTGCTGCTGTGCGGCTTGGCCTTTATTAATCGTAAGCAACTGCTGCGCAGCTTGAGCAACCAGTTTGGACAACTGCACTTCAACTTGTTCTGGCAACTCCACATCTGGCGCTGGAAGCGTAGCGCCCAGACGCTCTTGGATTTTTGTCCGGTACTGAAACGCAACGTGCTCTGCAACGTGCGCCATGATGGCTGCTTGCATGGCCTGTGCCTGTGGGTTTTGGCCTATCTGTCCCATAACCGTTGGGTCTTGCATCATGCTGGTATGTACAGCAATATGCGCATCGTGGTCTTGGTAAATAAACGCCTTGGTAGGTTTGCCCGTCAAAAACGACATGTTCTCGCTCACAGGGTCGCGTGGCTTTTGGTCGTCATCAATTGGCACCAGCTTGTCCGCATTCTTAACACCCAACACTTCAATCATCTGACGATGCAACTGAGGAAGGTCATAAATTTGCGGGGCTTGCTGGCTTAACTGAATCACTGCTTGATACTGCATGATCCGCTGCGCCATTGTTGAGCTGTTGGGATCAGACACAGGGATCACGTCCACCATGTCGTAGTCCGCTTGTTTGGCTTGACGATCCCCGGCTACTGGCTGGTATGCGTAGTCCTTGGGGGAGTGGTCGCGGATGATAGCTTTGAGCAGTTTAAATTCCTGCTTCATGCTGTAGTGCACCCGGGCCTGCACTGCGCTCATAGTTTTAAGCTGGCGCTCAAGCAGCGCAAGCGTGGTTCCAACAGGAGCATTGGCCCCCATGTCACTCACGTTCATGTCCGCGATCGAACCCAGACGACGGGCTTCGCCGGTAATGTTGTCCAGCAGCCCAGCTAAAACTTGGCTTGGCTCTTTGTACGGTAGCGGCATGATGTTGTCACGCACCGCCCCGCTTGGGATGTCCACATCGCGCCACTCACCCGGAGCAATTGGCGTGTCGTCACCTTTGATACGCAAACCACGGGCTTTCAGCCCCCCGGGCAAATTAGACAGTGTGCCTGCATCTACCAATTGACGGATGATGGATGTGCCTGCCCGAGCGTAGCCGCCGATCAGATGGATGAACCCGATGCCATATGCGCCAAAGCCTGTAATGTAATCGTACTGGACGAAGTGATCGCGCTTTTGGCACTTCTTGTCTTTCTCTTCCCAGTTGCGGTAAATTGACAAGACCTTGCTTGTGCCACGGTCAATAGTAACAATATATGGCCGCGCCAACCCGTTCTCGTCCTCAAACCCCGGCAAGTCGTACTCAACGCAGGTCTCAAATAATTGGAACCGGTTATCTTCTGTAAGGGTATACCCTTGGTCTTCCGCTTTTTGTTTCTCAATATCGGAGAAAAATGATTGTGGTTCACCCAAGTCAACATCGCGGTAGAACCCTGCAACTTGCAGGCGCTTAATGTCGTTCTCGGTCTTGCGCATAGTATGCGTAGCACGCTCGGCGTTCTCAACACCAGAGCACCCCCAAGGCAAGATAACGTCTTCGGCTGGTATGAACATTGCTACCTGACGTTCTTTGGAAGTGTCATAGTAAACTTTCTTAAACGCGCACCCGGCCAGACCCAAGTTGAACAACATGCGTTCATGTTCCTTGCGGTACTCAGGCATCTGCTCTGTTAAGCGCCAGTTCATGTCATCCCGAACGCGTTCTGCCGCCTCTTCCTTGAGCTTGTCAATTGCCCCTACGATTTCAGTTTTAACCGGGCCTGCTGCGGGAAATGTCTCAATGATGGTCTCGCTTTGGAACCGTATGGCTGCTTCTGTCAACAGCGTGGAGAACACTCCACACGCGCCGTTCCAAGGTTCAGTGCGTTCTTCGTACTTCATGCCAAGAACTTCCAAGCCCTTGACATAAATCTCCACCCACTCTTTGCGGCTATTTATGTCTGCTTCTATCAGTGAGGTTAACTCGCCTGCTATTTTCTGCAGCTCATCCTCATCCATGAACTCGGCAAGGTTAGAGTCAAACTCTTCGCCTTCTTCTTTGTCAGGCATCATGTCAATCTCCAAACCGTCCACGCCAATGCGCAAGCCTTCTGGGTTGTCGATCTCAATCTCAATCGCAGGTTCATCGCTGTCTGGCATATCGCCCAAAGCGGAAAGACCTAACGGTGCGCCACCAATTGCGGGGACCATGCTATTTGTTGCCATATTTCATCCTTTAATAGTACGCCGCTTTACGGGAGCGAAAGTACTGAGTGTCTTCGTAATCGCTGCTCAAGCGAATGAATCCGCCGCTGCGGTATCGGGCCATAGCCATTGATGTGCAGTCAACCATATCGTCATGTTCGCCGTTAGGAAACTCTGCAACTTGGTCAATAACTTCTTGTGCCCAACGCCGCCCCGCAGGATACCAGACCATACCTGATCTGAAAATATCTGCAACTGCAGATATTCGTGCATATTTGTCGCCAGTGCCCCTGTGCGGGGTAAATTCGGACACCGGGATGCCTATTTTGCGCAATTCTTGGAACAACGGCGTGCCGTTGGACTTTTTCTCCACCACAAACGCGTCTGGCTCCCACTCTTCGTATTCTTTTAGCGCCAAGTCTTTGAGTTCAGGAAACTCAACGCGGACATTTATGGCGTTGAGCAAGATAATGTGGGCCATTCCCTTGGTCAAACGGTCGTGGCGAAATACGCCCCACGTTAGGAGTGCGGTAAAGTCAGCTCGGTTGTTCATTTCAGCGGCAGCGTCAAGCACCATGATGATGAAGTCGCACTCTGGGGGCTCGTCTTCTTCCCATTCCTTCCACCACTCGCGTTTAATGATCGCGCCTTCTTCAGAAGTGGGCTCTTGCATGTATTGCGCGGCCCAAAATTGAGGAAACATGCTGGCGCGTTTGGCTTCTAGCTTCTCAAGCGGCCACTGCTCGGGCCAAAGTGACTTGCCGCTTGGCAAAATAGCTGGAAAACGTATCTCATTCCACTGTGGGCTGTCTGGGTTAGTGTCTGCCCACTGCAACGCACGACCAATCGGGTCTTTTTTACCCCATCGAGTGCCGATCATCACGATCCTGCCACCGGGCATAAGCCGTTGCAGTGGGCCGACTTGCATGTACTGCCATGCGTTCTCAAAAATTGTATCGGGATTTGCAACAAGTGCTTGCTCAGACACCAAGTCATCTGCAATCAGCAAGTGTGCGCCGTGTCCGGCTACGTTTGCTCCGATACCAATCGCAAAATACTTGCCCCCGACAGTGGTTGTCCAGTCATCTGCGGCGCTTTTGTCCTTGGATACTTCTGTTTTGGGGAATATTTTTTGATATTTGGGGTTATCAATTAAGTTACGCACCTTGCGCCCAAACGTAGCGGACAGTGACGCGGTGTGCGTGGCCATAATAATGTGATGCGTCGGGTGATGGCCCAGATACCAAGCTACAAATAAGTAAGCGATCGTCTCTGATTTGCCAAACCGAGGCGGCATTGACACAGTAAGCCGCCCATCTTCTTCGGCTACGATGCCGTGCAAGATCGGCTTGAGATGGCGATGGTGCGGGCCTTCTTTCCAATCCGGGTAAACATACTTACAAAATTCCAAAAAGTCCGTGCGACAGGCCTTGACCGTAATCTTGTCGTCAAGCTCATCGAGCTCATCAAGGAGTGCTTCTTTTTCGTGCAACGGCATATTGGGCAGCGTCGATAGAAGCTGCATGATCCGTTCTTGAGACAGTTCAGGAGAGGCCGTCTTGCTCATGCGTGTCCTTGACTTCAACGGTCTCAATCTCCTGCACAGGCGGCAAGTACTTTGCCAAGCGCTGACGGATGCGTTCTTCCAGCTCTTCGGTGCTGGCATCCACTTTTTTGACCTCAATCTTTTCAGTGAACAGCCCAACCTCCGTTACCTTGCCCAAAAGAGATAGCGCCTTTAAGCGAATGTTGGCGTTGGGGTTTTCGCAATCGTCCAGTATTTTGGCCACTGCATAACCGCGCAAGTTCTTGGCTTGCTCCACAAACTCCCAGTCATACGCAGTCAGCATCCCCACCAAGTGCTGCACCGCTTGAGGCACCTTGATATTGGACAAAGCGTTTTGTACTGTCGTTGTGTTGGTTCCTGCTGTAAGGGATGCGAAAGCCGTGCGTGCGGATTTGGCGTTGGCGGTATTCTCGGCTTGCTCATCGTCTAGCCCAAGGGATGTGAGCCAATCAGCAGTCTTAACCTGTGCGTCAATAATCTCCGTCGCCCCGGCATTTGATAATTGCGTGAAGCCTTGCGGCTCGTCATCAAAAACGATTGGGTCAAGTTCGGCTGAAATTAAGTGTTCCAACATTTTTCGCAGGTGCCTCCAAGAGTGGCTTGTGGCCTCGTAGCCTTCAGTGTACACTATGTGTGAGTGCTACCGCAAGGTTCGCGCTTCTCCTTGGGATGGTAAGACATCTCTTTAATCCCCCGCCGGGCAACTTGCGGGGGATTTTTTTTATTGGGGGTGGGGGTTTGTAAAAGGTTAGACACCGGGGGGTGTTCTGTATATTTTTGTTTTCTGGGTTTGCGGGATTTTTTAAAAATGTGCTGCGTAGATGTGGAATAGTGTTCATGGCAGCAACCGGAGTCCCTTCTGTGCTTTGGGGGGTTGGGGTGTAGTGGGGTCAGGCTAGGCCCGGAATCGCTCGCCATAGGGGGAGTTTTCACCCCCATTCATAAGATAGAGCTATCGGTTAGGGAACAAGCCCTGCCGATCTGGGCGGAACTGTTCCGCCTAGTTCTTAACCATCCTTAGGAGTTTTCAAATGTCTAAAGCAATCAACACAGTTCAGGCGTTCATCGCCTTGAACACAAACGCAGTCGCCGCCGCTACCAAGGTGTTCGCCGCTATCGAGTCGCAGTCTGACGTATGGGCAGAGTCGCTAGCCAAGGCGGGCATCATGGGCGCAGATATCAAGGTGTATGCCGTGATCTACGTGGCCGAGCAATCAGGCAAGATGCCAAAGCCTAGCCAACGCGGGGGTCTGACGTTCGACAAGGGCACCACCGAGTACAACCGGGTTGAGTATCTGGTGCGGGTTGCAAGCGGCGCGGCGGCGGCGAAGGCCGCAAAGCGTAGCGCGGGTAAGGTTGACTTGGTTGCCAAGGCGCTCAAGGCGTACGCCGAGTTGTCACCTGCCCAAAAGCGTGCTTTCAAGGCGCAAATCTAATCTGGGCGGAACTGTTCCGCCGAGTTTGTCGCAGGAGCTGGGTGATCGAGCCTGCCCTGCGATGTATTTTCTTGTCCAATCCCCAAAAACCGATAGTGTTTATCTACCGTTCATTCTATATAACTGAAAGTAATAAAGGAATCATCATGCAATTCACAATCATCGCCCGAGACTGCGGCATCGACCGCAACTATCCCTGCAACACCTACGCAGAAGCCGAGTTCCTGTTCAACGCCTTGAGCCTTGCGGCGCGTCATGTCGAGTGGTGGAAAGGCGCAACCCTCGTCACCCAATACGTCAACATGTAAGGACACTCTGCAAGCACATCCGCAAGGGTGTTCTTGCGGGGCAATCCTGCCCATCAACTAGGAGAATCATCATGACTGAAAAACTTATGCGTGAAGCTTATTGGCAAGCAATGCGAGCGCTTATTGAAGCGGCAAACGACAACATTCCTTACACCGATTGGTGTCCGGTTTTAGGCATTTTGTAACCCATAGGAGAACTTCATGCACACAATCCGCACCCATTTCGGTGGTCTTGACGTAGGCGATTCGTTCATCTACCAGTACTACGTCTTCAAGAAAATCAGCGCGTATCAGGCCGTCAATGGCCACACCATGCGCACCACTAAGTTCAAGCTCGACCAGTTGGTCGAAGTCACCCCCGAGTAACCCAAGGAGAACCCCATGCGCAACCTCAACCAACCCCGCATCAAATCTGTCGGCACTGTCACCCTTGGCGTGACCGATTACGAACTCAGCTACTACTACCCCAACGGCGGCTCACAGTACATCGTCTACGTCTACAAGCGTGGGCAACTCAGCCAACGCGGCATGACCTTCAGCACCGATGACGCCTTCTTCGCATGGCTTGAGAAGCAACCAAAGCAAGCCGACCTGTTCGAATGAGAGAGCAAACTGGGCGGAACTGTTCCGCCCAGTTGAGATTATTGACGTTTATTTGACCCTAAAGTTACTGTCCAGCCGTTACCTCGTGTAAGGGAAGCTCGCCATAGACACGGGCCACCTCCCAACCCGCATGGATACTGGCGTGCAGAGATTTGCGTCCTATCTATATCTATTTTTATATATACTTATATATATGGGAGTGTCTCTCCGTAGGTATGCTTATTCTTTTTTCTTTGGACGCTGACTTTTATAGTCAAGCGTGTGAAGACCCGTAAAAACAAGGATACTTTGGACTCGAATCGCGCAAAGCAAGCAACCATGCGGGTTTGCGGGTGGCCCAAGTCTGTGGCAGAGTTCCTTTACTGCGTGGACAATTACTTTACACGAGGACAGTTCTGGTGTATGCTGAAGCCTTCATTAACCCTAAGGGAAAATCATGTACGAATCTTACCTAAAGCTCAAGCCCAACGATCTTCACGATCACCTCACTCACAAGCTAAAACTGCACCCCCATCGCATCGCCGAGATCAAATCCAAGGTCGCAGAGATCAGAGAAAGTAAGCGCACCGGGCGCATAACCGACACGGTGTTGCGGCGTGAATGGGGCAACCTGCTTTATCCCTTAAGGGTTGAGCGTGACAACGCCAAGGTCGGACTGCGTTACAAGTCAGGCAAGATGGCCACGGGAGAGCAACGCATCGAGGTGTTCACTGCATACATAGCTGTGATGGACAAGCTGCTCGACCGCCTATCCGTGCCGTCTACCCGACCAACGCAAACTCCACGCGGATATGCCAAGACGCTCAATGCTCAAAAGAGAGGCTCCCCCATCACCAATGAGGGACAGCACTGGACGGATTGGGTACCGCCGCACATCAAGCACGCTATATCCGAGGCCTTTGCCGGGCTACTACGCAAACAATCGGCCCGGCCCAAGGTACCTTTTCAAAGGGTAGTGCCTCCTTCGCAACACATCAAGCAAAAGGAGACGCTACTTAAACGAACGCTCAGTGACCTCGCCATCATCGAGCGTATGTGGAACATCAACCCAACTGAGGAGAACGCTGACCTGTACATCCGAATAAACCAAGCACTACGGGCTATCGACAACGCTGGCCCCACCGACCTGATGCCTGCCACATGGCGAGGCATGGAGCTTCCCCAAAAGGAA